CAAGGTTCATACCCTGTATCAGCAGCACCATTTGGACATGGAGCATACTCTAACCCAATTAAAGCAACTGATGAAACTCAAGTTCCATCAGCTGTATTCCAAACCGGTTCTATTGCTAACACAAGTGGTAACCCACAATTTTATGCTGGATTTGATTTTGAATCAGATGGTGTAAAAGATGATAACGCTAACTATATGAACCCACTACCTGAAAGTGTAGGAGTTGGTTCTAATGTAGTGTTTGGATTTGATGGAAATATAAGTGGAGTTGGATTATCATTAGAAATGACTGGTTCAGCAACCGCTGATATGATTAAGAGACAATTCTCATTAGGATTCCAAGGAGGATTTGATGGAATGAGCCCGAATAGAGAAATCGCTTTAGGTTCTTCAATCTCAGCTGGAAATTCACAAGGATTTGATTTAACTGATTCTACTGCTAGTGGTTCAGTTGGATACGCTAAAGCTGTGAACGCAATTTCAAACGCTGATGAATATGATATTAATATGGTAGCAACTCCGGGTATTGTAAGAAGATTACACCCAGCAGTTGTAACTGATGTATTGGATATGGTAGAAGCTAGACAAGATTGTTTCTACATCGCTGATTTAACTTCAGTAAACGATACAATAGCACAAGTAACTACTCAAGCTAACTCAATTGATTCGAACTATGTAGGTTCTTATTATCCTTGGGTTAAGACAGTAGATTCAAATACAAACAAACTAATCTCAGTACCACCTTCAGTATTATTACCTGCTGTGTACGCAGCGAATGACGCTATTGCAGCTGAATGGTTCGCACCTGCTGGTTTAAATAGAGGAGGTATTATTGGAGCAGTTTCAGTATTGAATAGATTAACACACTCTGAAAGAGATACTTTATATGAAAACAAAGTAAATCCAATCGCAACTTTCCCTGGACAAGGTATTGTAGCATTCGGACAAAAAACGTTGCAAGATAAAGCATCAGCATTGGATAGAATCAATGTAAGAAGATTGTTAATCAACGTTAAGAAATTTGTAGCATCTACATCTCGATTCTTAGTATTCGAACAAAATACGGCATCGACTAGAGGTAGATTCATCAACACTGTACAACCTTACTTAGAAGGTATCCAACAAAGACAAGGATTGTACGCATTTAAAGTAGTTATGGATGAGACTAACAACACACCTGATGTTGTTGATAGAAACATATTAGCTGGACAGATTTTCCTACAACCTGCTAAGACCGCTGAATTCATTGTAATTGATTTCAACATCTTACCAACTGGAGCATCGTTCTCAGCATAATATAAAAATTTGAACAACTAATATTTATTAGTATAAAGAGGAAAATAAAAAAATGGCAGAAGTATTAGAATTTAACGAAATGATGTTCACCAACTTCGAACCGAAGATGAAGAACAGGTATATCATGGAGATTGATGGAATTCAATCTTACTTGATAAAAGCCGCAGCTAGACCATCTATCAATTTCGAAACTGTGAAGTTAGACCACATCAACACTTATAGAAAACTACAAGGTAAAGGTGAATGGCAAGATATCTCAATTACATTATATGACCCAATTGTTCCAAGTGGAGCACAACAAGTGATGGAATGGGTGAGATTAGGATACGAATCTTTAACTGGTAGAAAAGGATACGCAGATTTCTACAAAAAAGATATTGATTTCTATATGTTAGGACCTGTTGGTGATAAAATCGAACAATGGAAGTTAAAAGGTGCATTTATTCAGGCAGCTAACTTTAATGATTTATCATTTGAATCTAATGACCCTGCTGATATCGAATTAACTTTATCATACGATTACGCAATATTAGAATTTTAGATATTATCCACTACTATCTATTTATTTGAAGAAGGTTCTCTTAGTGAGAACCTTTTTTCGTTTTATAACTTTTTAGTTTTGATATACTTATATATACAAACAAATAAAGGTTAATTATGAACGAAAATAAATTTGATTTCCCAACTGAGGTAGTGGATTTACCATCAAAAGGATTAGTTTATCCAGAAGGACACCCACTAAGAAAGGGTAATATTGAGATTAAATATATGACAGCAAGAGAAGAAGATATTCTTGCATCTCAATCCCTAATTAAAAAAGGTGTAGTATTAGATAAGTTATTTGAATCAGTAGTTGTAGAACCAGGTGTAGATATCAATGATATCTTTATTGGTGATAAAAACGCAATCCTATTAGCAACTAGAGTAATGGGTTATGGTTCAGAATATAAAGTAGAAATAACTGACCCATCTACATTTGAAGAGCAGGAGGTAAGTATTGATTTATCTAAGGTAAAAACAAAAGATTTTAATGAATCATTATTAAATGGTGAAAATCTTTATAAATTTAAATTACCAAAAAGTGGGGCAGAGTTAGAATTCAAACTTCTAACACATGGTGATGAAACTGAAATCACAAAAGAAAACCAAGCATTAGCTAGATTATATAAAGGAAAGGGAGATACTACATTTGATGTAACAACTCGTTTGAAATATATGATTCAATCGGTAGATGGTAATGAAGATAGGGGATTCATTACTAAGTGGGTATCAAACTCATTCTTAGCATTAGATACCAAAGCATTCAGAAAATATGTAAGAGAAATCAGTCCAGATATGGATTTAAAATTCAACTTTGTATCAGAGTTGACGGGAGAAGAGGAGGCTCTCGATATCCCCTTTGGGGCCGGGTTTTTTTACCCTTCCGAGTGATTACTCGATTCAATTACATAATCAAATTTGGGAGTTGGTTAACTTTGGTAATGGATTTACTTGGAGAGATGTTTACTTCATGCCAATACAATGGAGAAAGTTTTACTTCAAAAAGTTATTAGACCTCAAAAAGAAAGAAGCAGACGAATACAAAAAAGCAGAACGTAAATCAAAAGTAAGGGTTAGAAAATAATCCTTACTTTTTTTTTATCCAATATTTATAGTAGTATAAAACTATAAAGAAACTAATCATGTCAAAAAAAGAAATAAATGAACTAAATATGGTTTCTCGATTCATAGGAGACTTTTTCGATGGATTGCAAAAGGGTACTGCTAATAGAATAATTAAAAAAGCATCTGATAGAGGCTTACCAAAATCTTTTACAGATAAAATGGAAAAAATTAGAAAAGAAAAAGCAGAATTAGATGACCTTATAAAGAAATATTCAAAATAAACTACTAAATGGCACAAAGTAGAGCTGATTTATTAAAAGAGATAAAATCTCTTCAATCTGAAATAAATAAGATTGAAGCTGCTGGTAGTGCCATTACTCAAGAACAAATAAAGCAATTAAAAGATTTAAAAAAGGCAATAGTATCTAATGCTAAAGAACTTAAAAAAGTAAATGATACAAGACAACAATATTTTGCTGATGAAGAATCTTCAATAAAATCAATATCCGGTATTTATTCTGATTTTAAAGCTAAGCAAACTAGTAATTTAAATTTAATAGCTAGTGGTCAAGACAAAAATGTAAAAAAATCTTTAGAAATTCTTAGTCTAAATCGTGATATAGCAAATTTAAGTTCAGAGGATGAACAACAACGATTGCTATTAGTGGGTAAAAGAGATGATATAATGGATTCTCTTGATAAACGAAGTAAAAGTTTAATAGCTAGTTTAAAGCAAGAAAATGCAATAGCAGAGAGTTTATCAAACCTATCCGAAGCGGAAGAAGCATCTCTTGAAAGACAAAAAGCAGCACAAGAAGCATTAAAATCTTCAATGCAAGCCATAACAGAAACTGCTGAAACATTTGTTACTAATCTAAAAAGTGCAGAAGGTATAACTGGATTGCTATTAATAGGTGGTGGAAAGTTTTTTGGTAAACTATCCGAAGTAAATAAAGAATTAGGGCAAGTTGGTGAAGGTTTAAGTGGAGCAGCTGGTAGTGCAACTGTATTAAGTTTTGCATTTGGTGATTCTGCAGAAACTCTAAAATCATTATCTGCCGAAATGGGTGGATTGGAAGATGCTACATTTGGAGCACAACTTCAAACTAACTTAATGGCTAATAATTTAGGTATTAGTGGTGCCGAAGCAGCAACATTAAGTGGTTCTTTAGCTAGGTTAAATGGTGGTTCATTAGAAACTGCTGGTAATCTCGCAGCTGGTAGTAGAGAATTTGCTAGAATGAACAACATACCAGTTTCTCAATTAATGGGTGATGTTGCCGGAGCAACTGAGGAATTCGCATTATTTGGTAAAGAAGGTGGTAAAAATATTATAGAAGCAGCAGGATATGCTGCTAAACTTGGTACTAATATGAGTACCATTAGTGGTATAGCTGATAATCTCTTAGATTTTGAAAACTCTATAAACAAAGAATTAGAGTTAGGTGCAATGCTCGGTAAGAATATCAATTTAGATAGAGCTAGGTCATTAGCTATGCAAGGGGATTTAACAGGTGCTACTGAAGAAACATTAAGAGCTTTAGGTGGAGTTGAATCTTTCAATAAAATGGATTACTTCCAAAAGAAAGCAACGGCTGATTTATTAGGAGTATCAGTTGCAGAACTTGGAAAGATGGCAGCAAACCAAGAAAAAGCACAAAAAATATCTAAACTAATGAGTGGAGATTTCTCCAACTTAGGAGAATCTTTAAAAATGGCTGTATCTGAATTAGGTCCTAAAATGATGAGTTGGGCTGGTGGATTCTTAACAATGTCAGCTCAGGCAGGTCAAACTTGGACAGCATTTGGTGGTGGCATTTCAAAAACATTAGGTAAACTAAAAGGTATGGTTGGTTTAGGGAAGAAAGCAGCAGGAGCTGCAACTTCCGTAGCAGGTTCAGCAACCGAATCAGTAGCTAGTAACGTTGGTAAAGTATCTAAAGGTGGTGGAATTGGTGGAATGATGAAAGGAATGGGTGCTGGAATGAAAGGATTAGCAAAGGGTGTTAGTGCATTTGCTAGCCCAGCAGCTCTATTAGGATTAGCTGCAGTAACTGGAGCAATTATTGGTATTGGATTCGCACTTAAAATAGCAGCACCTGGTATTAAAGCATTTGGTGAAGCTATTGGTAACATTGTAGTATCAGTAGGTACAGCCGTTGCAAAAGTATTTGGTGGATTGGGAGATTTCTTTGGAAAGATAGCACAAGTAGCAACCCCAGAACTAGCATTATCCGTATTAGGATTAGCTGGTGGATTTGCTGCACTAACCGCATCTTTAGTAGGATTCTCAGTTGCTGGTATAGCGGCAATTCCAGCAATGATGGCTGTTTCAGCATTTGGAGCCGCAAGTTCCTTATTAGGTTTAGGTGGTGATGCTGGTGGAGGAGCTGAAGAAACTCCAGCTTGGGTAGAAGAATTGAAAACAACATTTAGAGAAACAAAAGATGTTTATATAGATGGGGGAAAAGTTACATCAGCGATAGCAAGTAGAGTAAATAAGATAGGAAGTAATTCATACGCAATATAATATATTATGCCAACATTAGAAGAATTATTTAAAAGTAAACAATTACCCTCACAAGGTGGTAAAACCGCTGAAGAAGCATATGCTATACGAAACTCAAAAGATATTCGTATTTCAGCAGCTGACCCATTTGTGAATACTGTTGGTATGTCTTTAGCTAGATTAGCTAGAAAAAATTTAGGAGCTAGAGGAAGTGAAACTCTTTTAGAAGAAGAAGTAACAGGAGCTAGATTAATAAGAACGGCATCAATGCCATTCATTTATGGTACTGAATTACCAAGATTAACACTTAGAAGTACTCCACTTTTAGATAAGATGAGAGAAGGAACTGGTCCTGAAGGTAGTGTTGGTGGTGGTGGATTATTAGGTGGATTTATTTCTAAAGCTAGAGATTTTGTAAATGATAAATTAGGTATTCCATCTGGAGTAATACCAACAAAAGTAATAGGATTTGATTCTATTTCTAAAAAAGGTGAAACTCAAAATAGAATGATTGATTTGGCAGAAATCAAAAAATCAGGTGAAGGTTCTCTTTTAGGTAAATTTTTAAAAGGTACTGGTGGTGGAAATTTAAAAACAATTGGAAAGCAAGCTTTAGGTAACGCAATATCATTCGGAAAAGATAAATTAAGAGGTAAATTATTTGGAGAAGGTGGTGTAACTGGATTTAATAACGCTGGAACTACTGGTCTTAAAAATACAACAATAAACTATGGTAGTATTGATAACGCTTTAGGTGTAACAATAGGAGAACCAAATTCAGATGGATTAAGAGATGCAAAAGGTTTGATGTATTCAAAAACATTGAATTTAAATTCAGACCCAGAAAGTAAGTCTGTTGGTGCAACAAAACCTACAAATAATAACGAACCATATAAGTTAAACTTTATAGATGCTAGTGAAGAAGGTGGATTAGCAGCAAAACCATCAATTGTAATTGATAGAACAATATTTAGTTCAAATCCTGATAGAGAGGGTAAATCATTTGCAAGTAAGATTAGAGGACCAATATCAAAAGATGATTTTATAGAAAAGAAAAGAGGTATGGGTCAAATTGCTGATACTATTAATAATACCAATATCTTTGAAGGTGAAACTCTTACATTGGGTGATGGAACAACTTTAGATGAAAAAGATTTTGTACCATTAAAATTTACCTCAATACATAGAAATAAAACTGTACAATTTAGAGCAACATTAAGTGGATTGAGTGAAACACTTTCTCCATC